GGCAGATCATTCCATTTTGAGCGACCATCACCAACCTTTTGATTGTGGGTGATTGACTCAAATGCTGTCTCTCCTGGCAACAAAACCGGATTAACAGAAGCCCAGTCCGCTCTTGTATTAATGCGGGAGATGCTTGTCATGTTGCCTGCAATGCGATTTGGACAAACTTTCCGTCATCAATCAGCAGGGTTTCCCTGACGGTATAAGAGGTCCCGTCAACGGTGATCGAGTCACCGCTGACGAGATCTCCGAAGTTTGAGGCTCTGGTTGTCAGCGTGTAATCGGTGGTGAGCACCATCCCATCGCTGATCACTTGGCTGGGCATGTCCAAGATCCCGTTGGCCGTAGTGCTGCCCGCAGTGCAGGAAACACCGAAGTCGGCCAAATAGATGTCCAGATCCTCAGTGATGGCCATGATCAGCCGTACTTCTTAGAGCCCAGAGCAACGACGCTTACAGCGCCAGCGCCAGTGCCACCGGCAACGGTGATCACGGCACGGATGTAGCGGCGAACTTCGTCGCTGTTGATGCGCAGGGTTTCGCGCAGTGCAGTGTTGGCGTCAGTGGTGGTGAAGGCCAAGCCGGAAACATCAGCAAAGGTGCTGTTGTCGGCAGAGTCCTGAATCTTCACCGCGTAGGTGATAGATGCGCCACCAGCTTCCGCGTCAAGAATCGCCATGATGTCGCCCTCGTAGTCCACGAGGTCAACACCAGTGCGGTTTGCAGTTGCCGTCACCACGTCGTTGGCCGACAGGGACAGCAGGGTGGTTTTTGAACCGAGGTTTTGGATGGTCATTGCTTAGCCCTCCGGCGGGCAGCGGGTTTGGGTTTGGGCTCTTCAGGCGCTGCCTTCGGAGCTGCTTCGGGCACCACTTCAGGCGCCAAAATCGCTAAACCTATGCCGATCAGAAAATTGCCATCAGAGGGGGAAGCCTCGTGGACTTCCCCGACTCGGACGACCTGACCCGACAGCGTGGTTTGCTTACGGATCTGGATTTTCATGATCAGAGGGTGTTGTTACCGCGGGAGAAGCTCTCGGGGTGACGAACGGCCACGTCCACATCCTGCAGAGCAACCACGCGGACGGTGCCGGAGGTGCTGCCGGTGTAGGGGTCAACCATCAGATCAAGGCCAGAGAAGTAGCCGATGATCAGATCAGCGAAGTTGCCGAACCAGAGATCGTTAGAAGCGACCTGGTTAGAAACGATGCCCTGATAGCCGTTCACCAGCTCGCCTTCCATGACGAACAGGCCAGAACCGGAATCCTTGGCTTTGGTCTTCAGGCTGCCGCGCATTGCGGAGTTCATCAGGTAGACGGGGCTACCCAGCAGAGCGTTAGCGCCGGCAACGTCGCTCTCCAGTGCCACAACCTCAGAGAAGGTCGGGGTGTCAGCGGCAAAGTCTTCGGTCAGCACGCCGGTGGTGTCCTTAAGACCCAGAGGCTGGTTGGAAGAGCCGGAGCCGTACAGACCAACGCGGTCAATCTCAAGAGCGATCACGCGGGCCAGGTCGGTGCGAACCATGTTCTCCACGTCGATGGAGGACTGGATCAGCAGCTTGCGGCTGTAGTCCGTGTATGCCCCGCACGTTTTCGGCGAAAGCGCCACCTGATCGATGCTTTGCTGTGATTCGGTGGGAGAGCCAGACTCAGCAACCCAGTAAGCAGTGCCAGCGCCGGACTGACGGGGGATGTTGACGTTGCCGCTCAGGCCGGTCAGCACGGTTGCGCCAGCGCGATCCAGTGCGGAAGCGTTCCGCAGCAGGTCAATGAAGTTGGCGGAATCCAGCTGGGTTTCGACCAGGTTGCCACCAGCGGAAGCGGTGCCAACGTTCAGGTCGCGGGTCATCACATCCATGGGGATGGTGATGCCGCGGGACTGACGGCCGAGCTTGGCAGCAGCGGCTTCAGATGCCTCAATCTCAAAGCCGGCAGCCTCACGGGCAGCACGGTCGGTGGGATTGGCCAGGTAGTTGATGGCGCGGAGGAAAGAGAAGCTCCGGGCCTCTTCTTTGCTCAGGCCGATTTCAGCGGCGCTCATTTGAACGGGTTCCTCTTTGATGTTCAGCTTGTCGAGCACGGCAGCGCGGGCCTCGTCGATAGAACGACCAGACTCCACAAGCTGACGGCCGAGGTCTTCCATGCCGTGCTTAGCGGTCAGGGAAGTGATGTCCGCAATGCGGGTGCGCTCAGCCTCAGCGGCTTCGGCCCGCACCACGGCCAGATCGGGGGTGGTGTTTTCCATTGAAGGAATGGGATCGGGTGTAGGTGCTGCCGGAGCAGCCTCTGTTTCGGGCTCCAATGAGCGGCCAATTCCGACGCCGGGATCAGCCGGCACCGAAACAACCGAGACCTCATAAGGGGCCCAGGATGTGGCGACAAAATCGCCACTTCCGCGCTCTTCCATCTTGTCGATGGAGTAGCCGAAAGAGACGTTCCTAAGAACGCCGTCTTTCACGTCACGCAAGATTTCTTGCGCGAAGTCGTTGCGGCTGAACCGCACGCGCGCATACCCACGGCGTTTTTTGCCGTCGATATACGCACGCTCGACAACCCCAATCACGCGATCAGGGTTGTGGTTGAACAACAGCGGAGCGCTGTCATTCAGACGACTGAAGTCAGCCGCCTCCATCTCATGGCTCAGAATTTCGTTTCCGAAATAACGAGCCACGGGATACTCGCTACTAAAAGGAAACTCGTAGGTCCGTTCTTCGACCTCATCGAATGCAGTTGTTTCGCTGCGCTTGTAGCTCTTGCCTTCCAGCCAACGCAATGCGCTGATTTTGCGCAAAGTAGAAAAACGATGACCCACCAAGCGGTCGGTGGCTTCCCAGCCCTCGTCGCCTTCGGAATAAACGCGAATTAGTGCAGCGGGATCCTCAGCGTCGCCATTGACGGTGAAGTCAGAGTCGGGCACGTTGATCTGCCCGTCGCGCTCTACTTCCTCGATTCGACCGCGTGCAGTGCCGCCGCTTGAATCCCACGAAACAAAATCGCCAGTGCTCAGAGCATCAGGCGCCGCACGTTCTTCCGTCTCAAGTTCGACCTGCTCTAAGTCCACCGAGCTTTCTTCGGATACTGCATCAATTCTATCGGCGTCAATCTTCGTCATCTTCGCCAGCCTCCTCATCAATTACAGGGGCCGGGGTATCACCAAACGGGTCAACAACGCCGGCCGGCTTCGCCTGACTTGCTCCACCCTCGGTCACCTCACTCGGATCGGTGTCCGTGATGATGTTCATCTCATCCAGCATCGCCAGTTCGGCCTGACGCATCACCAAGGTGTCGTCAAGGTCGCCGCCTTGCTCAGCGATCACCTGGCCCAGCGTTTTGAAGCCGCAGCGGACCGCGGTTTTGTACGCCTCAACTTCCTTCTGCGGGTCAACCCACTCCCAGCTGCGAGCCACCCAACGGCTAGCGCGGTAGCGATCAGGATTGCTGTCATACCCAGGCAGGTTCAGCTCACCGCTTAAAACCGCCATTTCCAGCCACTGGTCAAAGACGACCTGGTGGAAGTTTTCGACCATGAAACGCTGCAGCACGCGGTAGGTGTCGCGTTCTTCCAGCAGGCTCAGCCGGCTACTGCTGTAGTTGCTCTCCGAAAAATTCTTGCTCAGGCTCTCGAACGAAACACCGAGACCTGCAGCAGCTGCGCGCAGCATCGACCGCGTGAATGGCTCCAGCTGGCCGTCAGGTGCGTTCAGATCGGGCACGGTCACGCTCTGGCCCGGATCCAAATAGGCAAACTTGCCGGGGCTGAAGTCCTGCACCCGCTCGCCCTGGTAGACCTCATCGCCGATCAACTCACCCTCGGGTGACGTGATGAAACCCATCAGCGCGCTGCTAGCGCGTGCCCGCACCAGCTCGGCCTCTTCATAGCCCTGCAGCATGTGCAGCCGCATCAGCGCAGAAGAGAACCAGCTCACGCCACGGGTCTGACCCGGACGCTCCGGCATAAATAGGTGGATCACCTCATTCGCCGGCACGCGAATGCGCTTGGCGTTGCTCTTGTAGTTGCCCGCGTAGGTGTCGCCCGGATGGTTGGCATAAAAGTGGTAAGCCTGCGGCCGCAGGTAGGAATCCACCTCGATTCCCATCCGCACCATGTTGCCGCCAGACGCCTGGGGCACGTCGTCGTCGATCAGATAGTCAGGCTCCAGGACCTGCAGCGCGAACGGCACCCGGCTATCACCGAACGGCCGACGGATCATCCGAACGAACACCTCGCCCGATTCCGCCAGCGAACGGATGAGCATCCGCTCGATCTGGTGGAAGCTCAGAAGCCCGCTCACATCGCAGCGGCTTTTATGGCCCCACGATTCCCAGGCCGCGTGGATCTGGGC